TGTTCATATAGCTTTTACGTCTTCTTCGTCTTCAAAATCGTTAAACATATCAACATTGTTCGCATCGAGAGCGTCATCGTATAACGGTGCATCGCTCTCTTTCTCATCGTTCGGCATCGGTACTGCTCGGCTGTACATCAACGCGTTCAGAAAGCTGATTTCATACAGAGCATATTTCTCTGTGACGCTGAATGTCTTTGCGATGCCGAGAACTGTCGCCCAAATGCTGTCGTTTACCCCTCGACCACTTCCTTTGTCGGTTTCAGAATGTTTGCCTCGCTTAGGGAAGTGGTAATGGCGAAAAAAACACCGACCTCGTTGTCTTTCAGTCGTTGAACGATAACATCGAATAACGTTGTCGGTGATAGATTCTCATTGATGATTTGCGCGAGTTCTTCACGCTCGCTCAATACTTGTTTTTTGCGCGAAAAGAACGCTTTTAAGCGACTTTTGCAGCTCTGACGATGACTTGCTTCGTTGATGCGTTTCGCGCCGAGAATAAGCACGGCAGCGATGTCTCCGAGTGCTTTGAAGTATCGCGCATTGTGCAGCACTGATGCAGTGCGTTCTTCGAGCTTGCACTTCTCAACGATTGGGAGCGTTGCGACAATTTCGCTCACGAGAATGAGCGTTGCGATTGTCGGCGGCGCAATCTCATACGTCTTGCCATTGATTTCGAGCCGAGCGAGCGACTTTTCGAGTATCGCTGCTGCGACTTGGCTTTCGATTGTTTGAGCTGTTGTTATCATCATTCAATGAGTTATCTTGTTATACAATAGTTGCGAGAGTGGGATTCGAACCGCACGACCTCTTGGATATGAACCAAGCGAGCTACCTGTCTGCTCTATCTCGCGAGATGTCGGTTTCTCCTGCCAACCGAAAAGGGTGTCTTTCCACGCGTCTTTACTATGAACAGTCTTTAAGTGCCAATGATGCTGCTGTTAAGCTGTCTCGCCGGAAGCGGAGTACGTCTTTGTTTCTTTCCAATCGTCTGCTTTGACCTTGAACTTCTTGTAGAGCAATTCGCTCTCGGTCGGCATAATCTTGAAAGTCAAATCAACGTACTGACCCTCTTCTTCGGAAGAGCCGGGTTTGAAAGAAACTTTCGTGCGCGGTGCCTTGATACCGGTCGCGCCGATGTTCTTCGGAGTGACTTTGACACTGAACTCTTCTGAAACGACATTTGTCTTTACATCAAGCTCATCGCTATCTGTTGAGATTGTCGCTCCGGTGAAGAGATGCTCTGTGTCGAAGTCCATTTCTTTGACACGGGTTGTGATTGTGATTGTCGGCTCGCCGTCTTCTTCTGCGACAACGATGCCGCCGGTTGCGGTTGCGGTGAGTGTCTCGCCGTCAGCCGATGCGAGTGTCGTTGACTTGTCGTTGATAGTACCCACGCTGTAAAGCGTTGTTGCCATTGCATCGTTCGCGCCGGTCTTACCAACTTCAACTTTACACTTCGACCATGACATGATAATTTTCTTCATAATCTTATACTGTTAATCGTTGAAACTTAATTCTTGAAACAATCAGATGCTGCTCGATGTCTTCGTTCACTGTCGAGTGCGGTGTTCCGTCCTGCTGAATCCAATACTCCGTGCTGTCACACTCTTCGACAAATTTGATGAGAAGCTGTTGCAGCTCATCGACACGCTGCTTGTCTTCGACCTTGCGTCCGTCTGCTGACGTTGTGTCGGGAACATACACGTTGATGACGATTGTTCCCGACTGAATCTGCTCGTCAACTCCTGCGAGGAACTTGACAATGATGTCTTCTGTCGTTGCGTCCGTCGGTCTCATCTCACTGCGGTAGAGAGAGCCTTTGATTGCTTGCGCGAGACTGCTCGACTTAATCATCGAGAAGAAATCGCGCTCAATCTGCATTTCTGTCTTCATATTTGTCATTTGAGTATAGAACCAAGTAATTCTTTGAGTAATCTGTCAGCTTCGAGTTCCGCTTGTGCAAGCACGACTTTGTGTCGCACATCTTCGACAAGAGCTGCGTATTGCATACCGGCGCAAACAATCAGTACAACGCCCCATGGGAACTTTGCTTTCAGACGATTCATGAGCGATTCGCTCGCTGCAACGCCTTGTGCGCCGTTTCCCTGCGTTCCCGAATATTGCTTCGGTGCGCCCGAGATTTGAACTTCACCGTTGTAGAGAACAACGTAACCGATAGAAGACCGAAGATTTCCGGTGATGTCTCTGTAAGTGCCACCCTCGCGTGCGAGCTTCACACACGCTTCGCCGATGTATGAGAGCTGCGTCACAAGATGACTGATGAGCTGCTTCTTCTTGACTTGAAGTCGCTCTTGTATCTTGCGATAATCGGTGCGGCTCACGACTACACCTTTGTACTTGCTGTGTGTTGTTGTCTTCTTAGCCATGTCACGATGCGTTCTCGTTATACAGTGAGTTGAACACGACCGACTGTCGGGAGCAATTCAGCGTTCATGACGCGATATTCGCCGAGAGATTCAGTGAAACGTGTCAGCTTGATGCGTTTCGCTTCAAGAATCTTCTCTGCAACATCATCTTCAAGCTCGACAAGAATCGTGAACGATGCGATGCGAAACTCGCCGTCTTCGTACTTTCCGATTCTGTTGTCAGAGTTCGTCTTGATGTTGCAAGCGATAGCATCAGAGTAAGAGCTTACTGCTGATGTCGGCTCGCCGTACTCGTTCACGCCACCGCTTGAAACTGTCTCGATTTGTAGTGTGCCGTTCGTTCTCATAATACACTGCTGTTAATTGTGTGTCACCAAAGATTTGAGCCATTCTGAATAACTCTCAATGAATCACTTAACACGTCATCAGCATCAACACCGTACTCGTTGCACCAAAATGCGATGCTCTGCGTGAGAGCGTCCGCATCGATAGAAGTCGAGACGCTGTTCTCTGAACGAGATGTCTCGATGTAACCGCGCACGAGCTGAACGGCGACACGGAAGAGAGCAACGTCTTTCGGCGTTGCTTCTTCCTCTGCGTTGATGCTCGCGTTGAAGAGAGCAAATTCCATGACCGATTTATCGGGATAGAACGTGTTCGCAATCGCGTTGCAAAGTCGGCTTAATGCTTGAATGTTTGTCATCGCGCGTTACTGTTGAGTTTTCAGAGTGTAGATACCGTTCATCTCGGTGATAACCGGCAATGAGAGTGATTCAGCCTTTGTGAACTCAACACCGTTCGAGCCTTGTGTCTCGCCAACGCCCCACTGCGATGTGCGGATACGTCCGTAGTTTGCGTAAGCGACACCCTGCTCGGGTTTCAGCTCGTTGTTCGACCATGCGTTCTTCACGAGACCGAGCTTGCCGTCCGGAATGAAGACCATGTTCTTTGCGTTCCACGGCGTGTAAGTCGAAATCTGTGTGCCGTTCTGAATGCGAATCTGTCTGCGGATAGTCTCGAAAATCGGGTAGTTGTTCTCCTGCATATACGCGTTCAAGTCTTTCAACTGAACGAGCTTTGCAGACTTGTCACTGCCCCAAATCATTTCCTTGATTTTCTTTGAGCGACACATATACGAGATGATTGACGGAGCGCAAAGCACTTTGCCGAAAGTCACCTTGTCTTGTGCTGCATCGAGAATGGCTTGAATGTCTTCGAAACAGTCAACAGTCTGCAAGTTGTCAGAAGTCCACGCTGTCTTTGCAGAAGCGATGTTCTCTGCCGGCTGATTGTAGTTCACTGTTCCCTTGACACCGCCCTCGGGGTTCGTTGTCTCATCGAACTTGAAGATACCCTCGTTCGAGAGACCGCCCAAGAAAATCATGTCGAGCTTGCCGAGTACGGCAGAAACAACGCGCTCGATGTCGCCCCACATGAGCTTGACGAGCTGTTCATTCTTCGCCTTGTCGGAAATTGTCTTGCTGTCGAGAATCTGCAAGATTTTACGATAGTCTTGAATCGTCATCGGGAGCGTCAGAGCGTGATTAACGATGCGTTCTTTCAGAGTTTCAAGACCCTCGCTTCCGAGAATGGCTTCTTTTGAGTTGTCGCCGATAGTCGGAGCTGCGATAGTGATGTTGTACTTGCCGATGAGTTCCTCGAAGTCAAGTCCGATTGTGGGAGTGTCCCAATCAAGATACTTCTCGAAAATCACATTGTCGAAGAGCTTCTTGTTCTGTTCCGACACGGCATCGAAACGAATCTGCACCATCTTGGTGAGTTCGCCGAAGATAGAAGTATAAAGTAATTCGTTCATAATCGTAATCGTTACTGTTTGATGAAGATGATGTTCGGGTTATTCTTCAAGAATACGCCGTTGAGCCACTCTGCGAGTACAGGTGTCGAGAGAGCCGGAGTGAGAACGACTGCTTCGAAAGCTGCATCGATAGTCGGAATGCCGCGACCGTTGAACTCTGTGACAGAACCAACGACCATGTTCGGCGTGTACTTCGGTTCGGCTTTCGCTTCTGCAACGTCACCTGCTGCGGCTGTGTACTCTGTTGATTCAACGATGATGTCGTCAGTCGTCAAGTCTTTGATGCTTGCCGAGAGAGTGAGAACATCGTAATCGGTGTTCGACTTGTCGATTGCCTTGATTGTGGGTGATGCAGAGCCGTCATCGTACTTAGTGACAGTATCGCCCTTCTCGAAGTAATGACCCTTTGCGACACGCGGAGAAGCTGCTGTTCCGCCAACGACTTTCGCCGTCTTGCAGACTGCCGCGCTCATTGTGTCGAAGTCAACGAAAATCGGAGTTGCACGGCGCAATACAGTACCGACCGAGAACTCTTGTAACGGTTTGAAACCGCCGGGGAGAATCTTGCATTCTCCGCGCCAAATTTCGGGATATGCGCCCGAAACTGCTTCTTTCTTAAATTCAATAGCCATGAGTGCAAAAGAATTTTGAGGGTGAATAATTACGAGACATTACTTGCTCGGCAGTGATGATGCCCATGCTTTCGCGCTTTCGCGCATCTGTTCGTCCTCGCTTCCGGTCTCATGCTGTGCCTCTTTCGGCATGAGATTGTGATTGACAAGTTCTTGCTTGTAGTCCGCGAGTTCTTTGTCGATGTCAGCGTCATCAGCGAAAGTGACGCGCTTCATCAGATACTCGGGAATGCGCAATTTCTTGGCTTTCGCGGCGATGTCAGCCGTTCTCTCTGACTTTGCTTTTTCAGCTTTGAGCTTGTCATTCTCTGCTTGCAGAGATGTCATCTGCTGCTGAAACGGCTTGAACCATTCGGGAACGTCTTTTCCGTCTTCACCCTCGTCATCGTCCTCATTGCCCTCTTTCTTAGATTGCTGTTTTGATGACTTGCTCGATGGCTTCGTCTTCCTCGTAATCTCCCCCTGCATCGCCTTTGCAAAGGGTACGATTGAATCCACTTTGGCGGTTATGTCTTCGTCAGTCGCATCGTCTTTCAGACCAACGCAACCGAGTTCTGTAAGCTCATCGAGGAGCTTATCAGTAAGACCCATGTCCTTGCACTTCTCTGAAAGTGCGTTGCGAAACTTTGTTTTCATCGTTCTTTTTATTGAGTTATAACTGAATATACTTATTCACATTCGCAAAGTTATAATAAAAAAATGGGATAGTGCCTAATAAACACCGAAAAATTTTAGAAAAATTTCGTTTTATTATTTAGCTGATTGGCTGATAGTTACGCAAAGCGATGAAAAAAAATCCAAAAAAAAGTTGCTCAAAAACTTGCCTATTATAATAATTCGCAATATCTTTGCATCAGAAATCAGTGCTTAACACGCACCGACAACGAAAGTTTAACAATCAAAACGCAACTGATTATGGAAAGTAACAAAATTGTTCACCTGCATCTCAAAGAGCCGTACAACGAGAAGCAAGACTTTTACTTCGGCTCTCTGAAAGCAATATACGACTGCATTCCCGAAGATGTGGTCGGCGTGAAGTACACATCGCTCAAATCGCGCAAGTGCGCTGATGTGTACGAGAATCGCAAGTGTGTTATCAAAATCGATGTCATTCAACGAAAGAAACAAGAGAAATCATCATGTTAGGAGCAATCATCGGCGATATTGTCGGTTCTCGATTCGAGTTCCGCAATACATCAAGTTACGACTTCGAGCTGTTCACGAGTGAGTGCAGCTTTACAGACGACACGATTTGCACTGTCGCTGTCGCTGACGCGATACTCAAAAGCGAGCAAGAGAAGTCAATCGACTACAAGAGCGCATTGCTCGATTGGGGCAGACGTTATCCGTCACCAATGGGAGCATACGGAACATCATTCAACACATGGCTTCACTCTGCGTCACCGCAACCGTACAACTCATTCGGGAACGGTGCAGCGATGCGCATCTCACCGGTCGCTCTCGCGTTGAGTGCTGTCAAGAGTTACAACGAGAGCAACATCATTCGTGAAGCGATGCGATGCGCAAGTGTCACGCACAATCACCCCGAGGGCATCATCGGTGCCGTTGTCACTGCTCTGATGATTCACTCGTTCGCAATCTTCAACGAGAGCGATGCAGTGCAGCATTGCGAGCGTCTGATGCAACAGTTTTACGGCTGCGATTGGGAGAGCAACATTCCGAGCTGCGGTGTCTTTGACGAGACGTGTCAAGGCTGCGTTCCGCTTGCGTTCTCAATCATCAGAGAGAGTTCGAGCTTCGTTGATGCTGTCAGATGTGCAGTCGCGTATGGCGGCGATTCTGATACTGTCGGCGCAATAGTCGGCTCAATCGCTGAATCTCGATTCGGCATTGATGATGAACTCGTTCGATGCGCTCTGTCGTATCTTCCGAGCGAGATGATTGAAGTAATCAATAAATTCTATTCGATATGGCAACAAAGAAAGATTTAATCAAGTTCTGTCGTCTTTACAAAGGCGAATTGTCGATTGAAGACAATCCGTTTGACAAAGCTGACGATGAGTTCAAGTTCGAGATGTGGCGAGTTGAGTTCGCTGCGATACACGATGCTCTGAAATTCGACAACATCGATGATGCAGAAGAGTACATCAAAGACTACATTCGCAACAAGATTGATGTTTTTGCATCTGTGCCATTCGGCGGCGATGCTTCTCCGTATTATGACAAATACTTCAACTATTGACAAGAAGCGGACTACAACGATTGCAGTCCGCTTCTCTGTTTTTATATTGTTCCGACAATCTGAACATATACTCGATTCGTGCCGCCCATACCGGTGCCGAGTTCAGCTTTCACGAACTTGTACAGAAGACCTCTTCCCAAGAAGATTTCTGTTTCTCCGTTCGACCTCCAATTCTTCGGATATGAAAAGCCGTCCCAATTAACACCCTCATGACCTCCGTAAGGAGAAAGCACATAAACGTTCATCATTGATGTTCCCTGCGGACAGAACAAATGGAACTCGAATTGTTTCGAGAATCCGCCGTTCTTATTGAATGACGTTGACATATAAGCAACGTTCTTTCCGATTGTACCGGCGAATTTCGCATTGAGTTCATCAATCATATCGTTTTCAAGAAGATTTCTGAACTCTTTGCTGAAAATATATTCAGCCATACAGAAATTTTGTCCGCTTCGAAGAACGATGTCATGCGGATATTTAATTTGATTCATAACAACATCGATTCTGTCAACTCTGTCGTTCTGAACTCCATTCGCGATGTCAGTTAACATTTGCTCGCTGTAACTTCCACAATAATCAACAAACGCTTGTTTTTGTTCGCGTGTCGCTGCTTGCCAAACCGGTTGCGAGACTTTGCCCATGTTTGTCATAACTTCATCATACGTCTTTTGAGAATGAACAGTGAACTTCTCTGTGTAATGCTTCTCGCAATAACGTTCGAGGTCTGACATTGTGAGCTTTTTAATCTCTGCTGCTGTCTTCTCTGCATCATCAATGTTCTTCTTCTGAATCTGCGTTTCGAGCTTTTTGATGAGCTTTTTAAGCTCGTCAGTTTGCTTCTCTGTCTTTGCTTTGTTCAGCGTTTTGAGTACAATGCTCCAACGTTCAAGAATGTCAAGAGCTGTTTTCGCATTTGTCGTGTCGTTGTTCTTGATTGCTTTGTCGAGGTCATCAAGTAACGCTTTGTTGCTTGCTCCGAGATTCGTTGCTATTGTCGCACGCTTCAAGAGAATATCTTTCCATGCTGCAAGTCTCTTTATCGCATTATCAGCTTCGAGAATGTTCTTGTTCTTGATTGCTGCATCGACTTCTTTAAGCATATCGAGATGAGAGCCGAGTGCAGTCGCCATTTGAGAGCGTTGTGTGATGATAGAATCCCACTGACGCAAACGAGACAACGCCGAACTTGCTGCGTTCAAGTCTTTTGCTGTGATTGCATCTGTAAGCTCTTGCGTCAACGTTGGGAATGTCGTTGCGTATTTCAGCAAATAATCTTTGTGCTGACGCTTGATGTCTTGCCATTTAAGCTCTTCCTCAATCTCTTGCACACGCATCTCGTATGCCTGCTTAACAACTTTATCAGTCGAGTATTTCGGGTGGTCTTGCTTCCATTTAGCCTCAAATTTGAGCGTGTCTTTTAATTTAGAGAGCGATTCTTTGCTGTGTTTCTGATACATACTCTTGACCGCATTGCAAGCCGCTTCAAGCTCTGAAACAGTGAACTCTTTCGCCCACTGTTCAACGTTGTACAAATGCGAGTTGAATGTGTTCAGCTTCTGTTTTATCGCAACGATGCGTTGTGCAAGTTGCTTCATCTGTGTGTTGATAGCTGACACATCATTCGACTTCGTTAATGTCGTGAGTGCGAACAAGTCCGGCTCACCTGCGAGTTCTTTGTATTGCTTTGCAACATTGACGACATTCGATGCAGTCTTCTTGATGAGCTGCTGTTTCTTTGAGAGAAGTTGAGCGAGTGCGCGAGTTTCTGCATTGATAGTATCTGCGTTTCCGCTCTTGATAGCTTCTTTGAGTAACGTTGTATCAATATCGATACCACTGAAACGAGAATCAACGACTGAAAGAACTCGATTCGCTGTGTCTGTGATTTTCTCGATTTTAGACTGCGATGCGAGATTCTCTTTGCGCTGCTGCCAACGTAACTTGATAGCTTCTTCTTGCTCCGGTGTTCTGTTCTCGTGTCTGATAGCTGCTCTTTCGAGAGCTGTGAGCTGCTTCTTGCTCGGGTCGATTGTCTCGTCAATCTTTTGAGCGTTGTTGCGAATGAAGTACGGCTCTGTGCCGCGTTCGCGAGCTGCTGCGATGTTCTCTGCGTTGTCGCGCACCCAAGACTTGAAACCCTCGGGATAATCGCGAATGACTTTTCCGCGCGGCGTGTAAGTCTCACCGCGTGCGAACGCTTCTGTCGCTTTCTTCATCTCGCTCTCGTCCATGAGAATGGGCGTGACGAAACAAAAACACTGTGGGTGCCAACCGTCAAAGATGAAGTCTTTCGGGTAGTCGCCGGCGAGCTTGTCGCAAATGTCTTTCTTCGGGTGCTGCATCGAGAGTTCGATGCGCTGACCGAGAACGAAATCGAGCTGCTGCCAACGTTCGTTGTCTGCTCTGCGATACGCGATGTTCGTTTCAGTACGAGCAACGCGCATCGCGTTTTGTGCTGATGATTTGTAATAACCGCGTCCTGTCCACTCGTCTTTGTAGCTGTCTTTGTCGTAGTCAATCCAACCAACAGAGCCGTCAGCTTTGCGAACGCGCTTCTTCCATTTTTTACCATACACCGGCTTCGTACCGATTTCGTTTCCCTCATCATCGAAGATTTTCTCTTCACCTGCTTTGTATCGAAAGCGTCTGAAACACAAATCGGGGTCGTTCAGATACTTGCGCACTTTGCGCGACATTGAAGACGCGCTTTCGCCCTCGCCGATTGCGACTGTCATCGACACTTCCATTTCATCGCGCAACTGCTCGACTGACTTCCATACGCGCTGCGAGAGATTGAGACCTCTGTCAGAGCGAGCGAGAAACGCTTGCATCGCCGCGTTGTTACGAGCTGCGTCTGCTGTGAACTGCGGCGTTGAGAGAACTGCTTTCCCGAAACAAGACGTGAAGAGCTTGTCGCAATCTGCGTTCGCTGCCGCCCATTCGAGCTTGATGCCGCGTTCGATTGCAACTGTCGCTGCTGCGTGAAGCTGTCGCAAGAGACGTTCGACTTCTTTCTGCTTCTTCAAGTTCTCGCCGTCAAAAGAGTACATTTCGCCCTCGTCAAGTTCCGGCATCGTCTTGTACAGTGCGAGAATCTCGTTCACTGTCGTTGCGAACTGAACGCGCACTTGCTCTGCATACGCTTCTGTTCGCTTCACTCGTGCGAGTGTTATCTTCTTCTTGTCTTGTTGCGGTACTTGTGACATACGCTGTTTCTGTTATTCGTCATCTTCTTCGTCTGCATCGTCATCATCAGACGCATCGACACTCGCGAACTGAACGAAACCGATTCTTCGTCTCTGTTTCTCGTCTTCGTCACGCTCGATGTCTCGCTCACTGATGAAGATGCACACGCCGAGCAAGAAGATTGCAGTGCGTTCAATCTTGCTCGTGCGTGTCGTCTTTTGAAAGATGAGAGATTTCATTGCTTCTGATTGTTTTTATCTCTCTTGTTCTTCGGCTGTGGCTGCTTGCCTTTCTTGTCGTCCGGCTCGTCAACATCATCATCGTCATCGTCTGTGTTGTCGTCATCGTCATCGTCAGAGTTGTCGAATGCAGAACCGAAGATGTCTTGCTGCTTGCGCTGTCGTTCAGACGATTCTTCATCGAGACGCTGAATCTCTCGTGTCACATCTTTCACGAGCGGATTCAGCTCGATGCCGGTCTCTGTCGAGAGAATACCGCCGTCAAGAGCTGTGATGATGTCTTTCAAGTCGTCAGATACGTCTTCGCCGAACGGCTCTTGGAACTCGTGAGCGACTTTCAAATTCTCGCACTGCGATGAGAGCGACACATCGAGAACGTTCGAGATGATTGCGATAATGAGCGATGCAGTTCTGTCGAGAAGCTCGTCATGCGTCTCTTTGTGCTTTGCAGCTTTGATGACTGCGAGCATCATGACAGTGCGCAACGCTTTCGCCGAGAGCTGCGAGATAGACTTCAACGTGTCGAGTGTAATGTTCGGCGTGAACGACTTCGAGAGAATCTGTGATTGCAGCCATTCAAGCTCGTCTTTCTTCGACTGCGGAGCTGAATCCCATGTGACGTAACTCATCGCGTTCGAAATACCGTCTTTTGAGTTCGTTACAAGCGTTTTGGCGGCTTCTTTCCGCTCGGGCATATTCTTTATCACATCGGCGTTCATTACCGCGATAGGGTCAGCGAAATAGTCGTTCGTGTCTGCTGTTCGCGATGCGATGTGTTCTTCTCGGTTGATGAGATGCTCGACACCGTGCCACTCGGTCTGCTGCTGAAACAAGATGATAGGAATCTTGCCGATGAGATTCACTTCTTCTTGTACGTCCCAACCGAGAGACTTCTGCGTGCATCGATAAATCACGTCTTTCGTGTAGATGTCGAAGTGATAGACTGCTTTGTCGTTCTCTTCTTTGACGTAATATCCCCAAGCGATAGAAGTGATGTTCTCGTAGATGTCCCAACGAACGTATATCTCATCGCCCTTTGAGCGTGCGAGAACGCGAATCTGAACATCGGGTTTTCCGTCTTCGTCTTTGAAGACACGGAACAACATCGCTGATTCTGTCTCCGCGCCGGCGAGACGCTTGCACTGACGAATCTTGCTGTCAAAACGAGTTCTTCGAAGCACTTCTTGAAACTTTGCGAACGCTTCGTCAGTCTCGTCAGAGAGCTGCGACCACTTGACCGGTCGTCCGTACATGAAGACAAGCGCAATCTCGTTGATATACACTTGATACGGAATCGGGAGCTTCCACGCCGATTCTTTGCGCAAGAAGTTTCCTTTCTTGTCGGTAATGATTTTGTCTTCACGCTTCATTACCTCGTGTTGCTTCACATCGTACTCTTTGAGTGCAGCAAGAGCGAACGAGCCACGAGTACGCATTTGGTCTTTAATCGCTGAAATGTCTTTCGCTTTCAGCAATTTCTCAAACTCTTGATTGCGTCCTACAATCGCGTTGAGATAGTTTTGAATCAAGTCGAAAAATACCATATTCTTACTTCGTTTTATATAATTTGAATATTATCATAATCGATGTCGTCATCTTCTTCGTACAAGTCATTTATCGCGTAACCGAGAATATCGACACACTCATCATGCGGTGCCGCCGGGAACGCGCAAATCTCATCGAGAAAGTCTTCAACCCAAGAGCCGTCAACGAGAATGACACGACCGCACTCGCAACGCGGCGACACGGCTCTCAATCTGACTTCCTTGCTGTCTTTCGGTGTCGGTGTCTCTTTGACGTTGAGCGTTGATATTTCTTTGAGCATCTGAATGACGCTCTCGCCGCACGCTTTCGGTTCGACAAGCAAACGTGATTCGCTCGTGCCGCCGTGCGTGTTCATGTACTCGGGCAAGAAGCGCAACAAGTCGGGCATCTCTTTCCACACTCTTTGAGCGTTCAACAGATAGATGAAGTTCTTGATTCTGCAAGCTGCGAGAATGCCGCTCGGGTCGTTGTCCTGCCCCTGCTTCTTCTTTCCGTATGCAGTATCGAGATAGAAGTGAATCGGCTCGTCATAGTGAATCGCTCTGAACTCTGCGAGCGAGATTCTCGGAAACCAATCACGTTTGACGATATTACCGCCCTCAATGGTCGGGTGCTGCTGATACAACGCACTGAACTCTCTCGGCGCACGAGCTTTCTGTTTCAAGAGCTTTGCGAGAGAGTGCTTATCTTCCCAAAGAGCATCGCCGATGTGACGCTGTGAGAGACCGCCGTCATGCTCGACTTCACAAAGAGCCGGAATGACGAGTACAGTCCACTCGTTCTGTTCTGCTTTCAAGATGCGCCCTGCGAGGTCGTCTTCGTGCCAACGTGTCATGACGAACAACTGCTTCGAGTTGTTGTGAAGACGTGTCGTGAGAACTGTGTTGTACCAATCCCACACGCGCTGTCGATATGTCGGCGAGTTCGCTTCGTTCGCGTCTTTTACAGGGTCGTCTATGATTGCGATGTCAACCGGCGTACCGGTCAGACCGCCGCCCACGCCGATAGCTTTGTAAAAGCCATGATGATTGACAGTCTCGAAGATGTCAACGTTTCGCAAGTAACCGCGCACGTCTGTTCTGATGTTCGAGCCGTTGAGATATGTGTCGGGAAATATCGCTTGATACTCTTTGCTGTCGATGATGCGTTGAATCGAACGAGAGAACTGCGATGCGAGGTCTATCGAGTACGAGCAACCTGCAATCTTCGTGTCGGGGTCTTTGCCGAGTACCCATGCAGGGAACTGACGCGAGATGATTTCAGACTTTCCGTGCTGCGGCGGCATGAAGACCATGAGATTCTTGATTTTTCCCTCGTACAACATCTGACAGTAATCTGCGATGACTTTGTGAAACCATTCGAGCTGATATTTCGGATTCGCGTAACCGAGAAAACGCGAGAATGTAGTCGGAGCTTCGAGCTTCAATTTCTCTTGCTTCAACCGCATCAATCTTTTGCGTATGTCTTCACTCGATTGTTTCATTGCGTACTGCTGTGTTATTCGTCAGATGATTCGTCTTCTGCTTCTCCGGCTGCTGATGATGATGTCGCTGATGTTGCTGTTTCGTATTCGTTTTCTTTCTCCAACTTGTTGAGACGCGCGATTTCTTCGTTGATTTCGTCAAGAGACATTTCTTCCGCGTCATCGCGTTTCTTCAACTCGACTTTCTCTGTCAGACCCAAGTCGCGAGCAATGATGTTCGCGTTGTAGATACCCACGACTGCGCCGTCAAACTTCACATCGCGACAATACTGCTCGATGCGTTCTTGCACTTGCTGATAAGTCGCGCCGTGCTTGCCTTTCGGCAGAGCGTACCACCATTGATGCGACTGACCGAGCCAACGAGTGATGAAGTCAAGCACTTTCGGCGGTCTGTTGTACTTCGTCACTCTGCGTTGCTGAACGCGACCGCCCTGCTCGGCTTGTCGCTTGTAGTCTGTTTCGACTTCAATCGGATTCTGCTTCAAGTCTTCGATGTACAGTCGAAACTCTTCGATGATTTGTTGTGGCGTATAGCGCAACTTTCGCCCTGCTGATACGCTCTCGAACAATCGTTTCGTGTCGGGATAGAATGCTGATGCCATAGTGTCATTTATGATTTTCGTTATATTCAAATTATACGAAAGTCAACTTCATCAGTTGACTTTCACCGCTGTTTCTTGTGTAAGCTGCTCCCAACGAGCAATTATCACATTGCAATAATGAGGGTCGAGTTCAATCATGAAGCACTTTCGACCGAGTTGCTCTGCTGCGATGAGCGTTGTGCCACTGCCGCCGAAAGCGTCAAGCACACTCTCGTTGCAGAAGTTGTTGATGAAGTGCGATGCGAACTCAACCGAGAATGTCGCGTTGTGAATCTTGCTGAACTCGTTGTTGTTCTGCTTTGAGAGATGTAAAATGTTGCTGATTGTGCCGCGAAACTTCTTCGTGCCGACCGTTCTCATCGCTTTCTCGCTGAAAATGTGAACGTACTCAAATTCGCTGTTCAGCACGTTTTCAGCCATTGCCGGCTGCGAGTGCATCTTGTCCCATATAATCGTGTCAGCGTACACGTCAATAAGCTCGTGCAGATACTCGATGAGTGCAGTCTTGTTGTTGCTCAATGATTGAATATTCACGAAACAGTATTGAGAATGACGCATCGCGTTCCTCGTGAAGTTCACGAGGAAGTGCAAGTAATCTTGCTCACTCTTGTTGTCGTCATCGTTGGCGTACTTTGCGGTTTTCTTCATTTTGACTTCTGTCGGAGTGGTGCCGGCGTTGTACGGCGGTGACGTGAATGAGATTTCAGCACGTTCGCCGTTCATCAAAAGCTCATACGTCTCTGCTTTCGTGCTGTCTCCGCAAATCAATCTGTGTCGTCCGAGCTGCCATATATCACCCAACTTGCAACGATGCTCAACATTGTCTGCTTCTTCGTCTGAAAATTCGTCTTCTTCGGCAGTCGGTTCTTCTGTCTCTTTCTGTGTGTCAAGTCCCCAAGATGAGAGTTCTTCCATGTCCCACGATTCAGAGAGCATATCCCAATCCCAATCGCCGAAGTTGTTGTTGTCAAGAATCGCGTATGCACGCAACTTCTCTGCTGTCGTTTCTTTCGGCAGCACAACGCACGGCGCGTCATCATAATGAAGCTCATCGCGCAAGACGTGAAGTCGCATATTACCGCCGATGACAACGTACTGTTCCGCGTCAATCGGGTAAACCATCAAAGAGCGATACTCCAAGAGTTCGGGGTACTGCTCGATGTTGCGCTTCAAGTCTTCGACTTTCTGCTTCTCAAACTTTCGAGGGTTTGAGGGAACGCCGTCAATCTGTCCGTCATTGCTCGCGAGCTTCGAGAGAGCGATGATTTCAAACTGCGGTTTTTCGAATCTTTTCTTATTCATCGTTGCGATTGTTTTTAAGAGTGCAAAAAATTACATAACTTGCTCTACCGCAAAGGTAATAAAAAAGAGTGCTTGTTAGGCACTCTTTTAGGCAAAATTTTTAATTACACGTTTATTTTTCAGCAAAATAGGCTCTTATTTGCTCGATGAACTCTTTGAGAGAGCGCACAACGATGTACTTGTAGCCGCTTTGTTCGACTGCTGACTGCCATGACTTTTGAGGTTCCGACTGTCTGCCTTTCTGCGTTTTGAACTCGATGCAGAGAGCGTGATATTGTGACGTTGGGTGCATGAGAAGCACGTCAGCGACACCGGCTGTCACGCCCTCGCCGCGCATGATTGCAGCTTCGATTGGTGTTCTGTAACCGCCGTTCCCGACTGCAAAGATGTTGAGCCGGAGACGCGGATATTGCAGACGAAACCACTGAATGCAATCGCGCTGAATCTGACTTTCAAGATGTCTCATACTTCAAGTTCTGTCAGAATGGTAAATCATCGTTGCCGTTGTTCGACTGCTGTTGCTGCGATGTCTGCTGCTGATACGGAGAAGACGCGTACTGCGGTGCTGCTTGTTGAGCGTTGCCGCCGTTGTTGCTGTCTTTTCTGTCAAGCATCTGCATCGTGTCTGCTTCGATTTCAGTGATGTAACGCTTCGAGCCGTTCTTGTCATCGTAAGAGCGAGTGCGCATCTTGCCTTGAATGTACACTGACGAGCCTTTGTGCAGGAAACGAGCCGCGATTTCTGCGAGCTTTCCGAAGAGAACGATGTTGTGCCACTCTGTCTTGTCGGGAACTTGCGTGCCGTCTTGACGAGTGAAGCCTTTTTCTGTCGTAGCAACAGAGAACGAACACATCATGTTGTTCGTCTTCGTTGTGATTGTGCGCGGCTCATCGCCCAAGAAGCCGATGACCGTTGCTTGATTTACTGATGCCATAATCTGTTACGTTTATTTGAATTATTATATCGTTGTTATAATATATTATTTATTATATATCGTTTGAGTATCGATTGAGATGCGTGTGTGCGCGTATGCGAGAACGCTCGATGCTCATCAATATCTGAACGGTGTGAAGTGAATAATCACGCCGTGAAACGTCTTCGAGCGTTGCGGTGAGCGACCGAAGAACCACTCTCGAAAGTCGCGTTCGTTGAGACCGTCATTTTTCGCGAGAAGTCGCCAATCGATTTGTCGATTCTCATCGGTGAGTGTCGCCGTGATTTCGTCTGTCTCGATGTCGTGATGAATGTCGATGCGCTGCAATCCGATTGGGTGCGTCAGTTGCTCGACTTCTGTCTGCTTCGAGTTGTAGGGTCGTCCGTCCCACTGTCGGAGCGAGATGTAATAATTACCCGACTGCATCTTCTCTTCGTTGAGCTTCCACAAGTCGTAATTGTCGCGTATCGTGTGAATCTTTCGATGTCGTGCGACCGCGTCTGCAAAATTCGTATGTTCGCCGCGTCTCGTGAGTGTCGTTGGAAACAGTCTCGACACCATGAGAACGATTTTCTTCTTTGCCATATCTGTAATGAGTTAATCTTAATCTGTTTTACACTGTTATGATGATATGTTGTTATCAGATAGACGACAAGCGCAAGAGAGAAGTCGGTATTCGTGCGTTTCAAGCTCAAATTTCGACTTTCTCTTGTGATGTCAGTCAAATATACTTCCCTGCTTCGGGGTCTGTTCAGACACGCCGAGAATCTTCTGAACGCGCTCGATTTCCTTATCGATTTCTTGTTCGAGATACTTCGACTGTCTCAACGATGATTGCGTCTTCGTGCGAAAGTATTCTTTCTGATACTTGCGCATGAGAGCGACCTTGTCAAAGAACTGTCTGCTGTTCATCTGTTTTTTTGCTGTGTGAATCGTGTGATGAAATGAATGTTGTTGTTCAGCGTCTTCATCAGAGAAGTGCGGCGAGAGAGCCGCCACACAAGCAACCGAACGCACCGCCGAGCATATCTGCAATCAAATCGTGAATGTCGAAACTGTTGCTCTCGTTCAAGCTGTCAGCATACTCTTTCGCGATGCCGGCAAAGAACGCCGCATAAAAACCTGCGAGCATCGAAGCGATGACATTC